CGGCGGAATGGGCTGCTTACTTCCAGGCGCTTCGTGACATGCCAGCAGGCCAGACGCCTGCACTGGATGCGAACGGCGACCTCGACCCCGCGTCGGTGGTTTGGCCACAGCAGCCGCGACTGCCTGGCTCTGCAAACGAAACGCCAGCTGCGCCCTAAAACGGAATTACCAGCGTCTTTTGGTCATCTAATATTTTCTTTTTGCATCTTAGTTACTGACTGAACTGGCTTTTGTTACCAATATTGTCAATGAGCGTAAACTCAAATGCGTTTGTAGTCAACCCGACCACCTGTCGGGTTGGCGTAGGGACAGTTGCTCCCACGACCGCCCTACACATTGAGAATATCGGTAGCAACAGCAACATCCTCTCCTGTTACACGGTCTTCACTGGGTCCTTCCCGCCAGCCGCCGCGACGTACTCGAGCCTGGGAACAACCACGGGATCGACGACAAGCAACTTTGTCATCAACGCATATTACCCACCTGCTCCAATAACGAGTAGCTCCGGAATAAATACATACAGTGGACTGTTGTACGGGAATGGTACTTATACTGTGCTGGAATCGAGCAAAAGCGGAACTGCTTCAGGCACAGGCGCGTGGTTGGCTTTTGACAATAATCAATCAACCTATTGGGTTTCAGGAATAACCCTGGGGACATCCTCTTACAGCAATAGCGGTGGTTATACCGGCATAACGGCTACGTCTAATACGGGCGGAAGCAACACGTTTGGCGAATGGCTGCAGATCACGCTGCCCAACACCATGCGTCTCACGAGCTATAGCCTCACTGCAACGCTCATCACCTCATCGATAGGGTCTCCGCGGTCTTATCGTGTCCATGGCACCAATGGCCTCGTAACAGGCGCATGGACCATTCTCGACGAAGTCGTCAACAATGTCAACACGGGTGCGTACAACCTTGCAGCCAATACGCAGAGCTTCAGCAACTACCGTCTTGTGGTCCAGACCACCACCGGAGGCACGCTGACAGGTACGTCCAGTAACAAGAACTCGGTCGCAATTCATGATTGGAAACTGTACGACAACACGACCACCGTTTCTACGTCGTTGACGACGTACGCGCCGACCACTCTGTCCACAGGAGCGACCATCACGTCCGCTGATGCAGATTATAACACGGGCACGTACTCCGTGGCGCTATCCAACCACACGCATAGCAACATCTATAGCGTGACGATTGATAGTAACGCCGTGCCCATGACGTTGGCTAAGTCTACGACGTACACCCAAGCGGACCCGTCGGGCCTGCTCAATGCAAGCTCGGTTACGAACTGGTCGACCACCAGTGCATTCACATCGAATGCAGATACGTCTCCACCCGCGTACGTCATCTTGACTTACCCCTCCGCAAACCTGTCGAGCATGCCGGTCGCAAAGTATTCCATTACAGCCGCGTCGAGCACGTCCGAGGCACCGCGTAAATGGGAAGTTCATGGTTCGACAAATGGCACGACATGGGTCACGCCCGCTCTTCACAGCGTGTCCAATGTCACCTGGTCCGCAAGCGAGACGAAGACGTATGATTTGCCGACAGCATCCTCCTATCCGTACTATCGCTTCAGTTTCTTCCAGAACAACAGTGCGACCACAGCACCTATTACCATTTCAAGGATGCTCGCGTTCGGATACGGTCGCGATGCAGCCTGCAGCTACACCGTGTCCTCGCGAGAGCTCGCGTCCTATAGTACACACGCGTCGTATCCAACTGGGCAGTACTTCATAAACGCAGACATTCAATCACCAACATTTGCTGGCATGGTGAGCTACTTCGCGCGGTCGACGGCGCCAGCGGGATGGCTGAAGTGCAACGGTGCGGCCATCTCACGAACGACGTATGCAAGGCTCTTCGCAGCAATTGGAACGACGCATGGCGCGGGTAATGGCTCGACAACGTTCAATGTTCCAGACCTGCGCGGCGAGTTCTTGCGTTCATGGGATGATAGCCGCGGAGTTGATAGCGGGCGCGCATTCGGTTCGGCACAAGCGGACGCAGTACTCAATCACACGCATAGCGGTACAACGGCCGCTGCAGGCCGCCATAACCACGCAACAAACATAGCTACTGACAATACGGGAGGATCATTACGGTCATTCGGACAAATGCAGTATGATAACACCGGAATGATTTATACAGACTATGAAGCAGCGCACGCCCACGACTTTACCACCGGCAATCCAGATGCCAATGGCGCATCTGAGAACCGCCCAAGGAATATTGCTCTGCTTGCTTGCATCAAATACTGAATGGGCGCCGTTTCGGTAGCAAATAATTTATTTCTTGAAAGTAGTGACGACCGACTTATTTGACGGGCTTTTGTTACCAATATTGTCAATGAGCGTAAACTCGAACACGCTCATAATTAATCCGACTACAGGCCGGGTTGGCGTAGGAACGGCTATACCCGCGACCGCCCTACACATTGAAAATATTGGTAGCAATAGCAACATTCTCTCCTGTTACACGGTCTTCACGGGGTCATACCCGCCAGCGGCGGTGACATACTCGAACCTAGGAACAACATATACGGGGCTGACGACGAGCAATTTTACACTCAACGCGTACTACCCGCCAAATGCTATGACCAACTCTAACGTGAACTTGACCGGTAATCTCTACGGTAACGGCTGGTACCTCGCGGCCGACTCCAGTAGAAACGGAACCATTCTGGCGACGGGTGCCTATCTGGCATTTGACAATAATACGAGTACCTGTTGGCTATCCGGTGCGACGCTTGGAACCTCTTCCTATAGCAACAACGGGGGTTACTCGGGCACAGCTACAACGTCCAACACGGGCGGAAGCAACACCCTCGGTGAATGGATACAGATAACCATGTCCAACACCATTCGTCTTACAAGCTACACGCTCACTGCGACACTCAGTAACGCTTCAACCGGATATCCAAGGTCTTATCGTGTCCATGGCACTAACGGGCTCGTAACAGGTGCATGGACCATCCTGGACGAAGTCGTGAACAACGTCAATACTGGGGCATACAACCTTGCTGCGAACACGCTGAGCTTCAGCAACTACCGTCTTGTGGTCCAGACGACGACCGGAGGCACGCAAACAGCCTCCCTTTCGAACAAGAACGCGGTGGCGATTCATGACTGGAAGTTGTACGACAATACCACCACCATTTCCACCACGTTGTCCAATTACGCCCCAACGGTCGTGTCCACGGGAGCGACCATTGCGTCCACCGACGCGGACTACAACACGGGCACATACTCTGTGTCACTGTCCAACCACACACATAGTAACATCTACAGCGTAACCATCGATTCCAATGCCGTACCTATGACACTGGTAAGGTCAACGACATACAACCAAGCTGACCCATCGGGGGTACTAGATCTGACCTCGGCATCCGCCTTGTCGACCAACAGCGCGTTCACATCGAACACAGACACGTCACCGCCCGCCTACGTCATATTGAGTTACCCCTCCGCAAACCTGTCTAACATACCGGTATCGAAGTACTCCATCACCGCCTCGTCCAGCACGTCCGAGGCACCGCGTAAATGGGAAGTTCATGGTTCGACAAACGGCTCTACGTGGGTAACGCCCGCTCTTCACAGTGTTTCGAATGTCACCTGGTCGGCAAGCGAGACGAAGACGTATGATTTGCCAACTGCGTCATCCTACCCGTACTATCGCTTCAGTTTCTTCCAGAACAACAGCGCAACCGCAGCACCCGTTACCATTTCGAAGATTCTCGCTTTCGGATATGGTCGTGATGCAGCGTGCAGCTACACCGTGTCCTCGCGAGAGCTTGCGTCCTATGGTACATATGCGTCGTATCCGTCTGGTAAGTACTTCATAAACGCAGACATTCAATCGCCGACGTTTGCCGGCATGGTGAGCTTCTTCGCGCGGTCGACGGCGCCGACGGGATGGCTCAAGTGCAACGGCGCGGCCATCTCGCGAACGACGTACGCAAAGCTGTTCGCTGCGATTGGAACGACGCACGGCGTAGGTAACGGCTCGACTACGTTTAACCTGCCAGATTTGCGAGGTCAGTTCTTGCGAGGGTATGATGACGGTGCAGGGGTTGACGCAGGGCGTGTATTCGGAAGTGCGCAGCAAGATGCTGTGATTAATCATACGCATAGCGGTACAACTGGTAATGCAGGTGCCCATAATCACGCATTTACGGTTTATGCTGCATTAGCTGGAGGCAAATATGCAGATTGGGATGGTGGAGTCAACAACTCGAGTGCAACACGTTATACAGACACTGAACCAGCGCACGCTCACGCATTTACCACAGGTAATCCAAATGCCAATGGCGCCAGTGAAAACCGCCCGGTTAATGTGGCGCTCCTGGCGTGCATCAAGTACTAACTCTTCTTTTTCGGGCTTTTCATGGGCTATTTAAAGAAACCCTAAGCAATGTCATATCCTTAAAACATGTGCTGGACAGGCGCACCCTCCGCCCCAGCACTCGACGACATTGGCGAGTACGAAGCCGTACTCTCCGATATCTCGTCGAAATCCGCAGACACGCGTGCCGCCGCCGAGGCGAAGCTCGACGCGTTCCTCGATCGCGTTCGGGGCCTCGAAGGCAAAAATGAAGACGAAGAAGAAGAACCCAATCATGCGTGGTGCCGCGCCACTGTGGCGTGGCTGCTGGCCAAGCTGGGGGGCGGCGCGAGTGCCGCGGCACCGCCGTCGTGGCAGCTGCGCGTCTTCGCCTGCCGGGCGTTATCGGCGCTGTGCCAGCGGTTCCCGAGGGTCATATGTGAACAACTGCCGTCCATCGTGCCTGCCCTGACGCCTCTGGTGTGGGAGGCAAAGATTGCGGTGAGTGAGCGCGCTCTCGAGGCACTGGAGCAACTGTACAACACCATCCAAAACAACGACGTTGTCCCTTTCATTCCAACACTGTTCGCAGCACTCAAAGCACCCAAAGAAATCACTGAGACCATTCATAAGCTGTCGTCGATCGTCTTTGTCCAGCAGGTACGCGCGCCGGAGCTGAGCATCTTCGTGCCCCTGCTGATC